CACCGGGACGTTCCGTTGCGAACTGCTCAAATGAATCACCGTTCTTAAGCACTTTAACGGCAGATCCAAAGACCTGCTCGTAGTAGTTCTCAGCGGTGTTCTGAGTGGTTGAAGCAGTGCCAGCGCGGAGGTTGCTGGCTTGGACTTCACCACTAACAGTCTTGACGATCTGAGCGACAGAAGCACCGAGTTTGCAAGCTTCCATCTCCAACTTCTGCAAGTCGTCGAGATCGTGCAGGTCGTTGATTACAGCAGAGACAAACGGAAGACCTCTAAGCTGACCGGGACGATTCGGTTCGTAAATATGGACCACCGAGTCGGAACCAATTGAGCGAACGTCTGTCAGATTACCCTGCGTCTTCTCTGAACCGATAAAATACGAGATTGCGCGTCCAGTCTTAGGGTCAAACCGGATACCGTCGAAAACGGTTAAATCAGACTCCATACCGACAGGAGTCGCAATTGACTGAGCTTCGATAAGCTGAAGTCTCGGCTTACCGCTCTCACCTTTGGTTAGGAGAATGAAGCTTTCGCCATCAAAGAACCAACCGCGAGCGGCTTGGGACATCAGTGTGCCAAACGACTGGCGAGAGCTAATGTCGGGATAACGAGACCAGATATCCCACCACTTCTTGGCTTTAAGATTCCAAGCCGGATCACTTGAAGCCGGTTGAACTGAGAAATTAGAACCGACAGTGTAAGACTCAAACAAGTCTCCTAATCTGTTCATTATCGCGTTGTTCTGTTCAAAGAACCGCGATTTGCGAACAATGGCTTGACGGGTCGAACTGGTTACGTCGAAACGGGCCGAAGTGTAAGACGTATCGAGATACGAACGACGCAGAGACTGACCGGCTCCTTCGTACTTGTTAACGGGAGAAGGAAACAGCTTGTTAGCTATGGTTTGCAGGATTCCCATTAGCTCATTCGAGTTGTGGGTTCACGCCTAAATTGCGTGAAATCACCGTAATACCGAGTGGTTGCAACAAGAACACTGCCAAGCATCTTGTTGTAAATCTGGAGATCCGATGGACTAGTGATGCCGTCTCCATTCAAAAGAACCACAGCGTAATCGTAATCGCTGAGCAGTGATTCCCACATTTCAAGCATCTCACCAGCGGATGCGGAACCTTTTCCGGGTTCAGCGAACTCAACCGAAACGTCAGAGCTGGAAGTGCTGCGGACAACTTGACCAGACTCAATTGCAGAAGCCGCAACCGTAAGCTTTGCAGTCAAAGCTTGAAGCAAAGTCAAAGCTCCAAGACTTGCGTATGTAGTACGCAAATATGAACGCTTGGTTGCTACTGTGTAAGTCAACACTCAGCGGACTATTCACACAGCGAATAATCTGTCAACCACCAGAATTTTCTGAAGTGCTAGAAGCTAGATCATTCCAAAGCATGACCATAGCCAACTGCATCAACTCACAGTCGTGCAAATGGTCTGGCCAGCGAGTGTTTCGCTTGAACCACAAGTGTTTGATTCTTCCCGCTCTGTTAGCTGTTGGCTTTAGAACGTGAGAGTCCAAGTGCTTCCAGTACGTATCAGAATCGCTCGCAAATGCTCCTTCAGCCTCAAGCGGTGCGGGTAGACTGCAAACGGTCCATTGATGACTTTCGGACCCTTTACGGAGCCGTTGGAGAACTTCTCGCATATGCTCAGTGTCAAAGACCAACAGAGGCTGGACCGCATCAGTCCGCATTGACGTTGAAGTCGTAATGCCAAACGGATGGATTGCGCCAGTCTTGCTGGTAAATCGCGCTCCAGTCTCGCGTCCCTTCATCGGCATCCAACCGATAAGCATGGGCTTGCGAAGACCTCCCTCTGGCGGATACCGGAGACCGCAGGGATATGTGATGGGATTAACGCTGCTCTGTGAAAACTCAGCGCAAGCATCATAGACAGCTTGAGTGTTGAAACCGGAATCAACACCAACGTCCATGTCGTGGACGTTGTATTGCAATTGCACCCTTCGCAATGCAGCAAAGTCGTCCGCATGACCAGCCGCAACTAGTCTTGAGTTTCCGCCAGACCATTCTCGGCAGACCCACCAGAGAAACGGAGCCGCAGCTTGTACGTCAGCGGTCAGGTAGCGTCTGGCTTCTGGCATCTCGGCATCGGAGACAACTTCGACGCGCTCTTGTTGGGTCTCTTGGTTTTCCCACGGTTCCGCGAGCATACCGTTGATGAATCCCTGAAGACCCATCATCGAGCTTTTGGCTTCCAAGAATGCGACCGCGAGATTTCCCCAAGTACACTTTCGATCCGGTGAGTAGAGAGACGATAGATGGTAAGAGCGGACGCTTGGGAGGCTCGCTTTGTTCTCAGCGATCCAGCGACCGTGACGCAGCGCGGCAACCTTTTGAGAGTCCGTAATCTTCCCATGACACAATTGGCAAACGTAGTGAGCGGAAGTCCGTATCTGCTGCCAATCAGGTCTTCCTTCTTCTGTCTTCGCGTTGTCCCAAGTGACTTGTCGCCACTCCAGTTTGATCGACTCTTTGCAATGCGGACACGGGATGTAGAAGCGTCGCTGATCTCCTCTTAAATACCGCTGCCAGATTCGTCCCTCGGAGGTCGTCGGAGTGCTGGTGAAGAACGCTTTGCTGCTGGAGAAAGCTTTCAGTCGCTGCTCGGCAAGATCCAGAGCGTCGGCTTCTTTGGCGGTCGCTTCTGCAAATTTGTCCACTTCATCACCAACCAGAATGCGGACGGGTCGAGACGCTAGATTTGCCGGTGAGTTGGAGCCGACAAAGGTCAACGTGCATCGGTCAAACTGCTGCTCCAGATTGGTGATCTGGTCTTTGTCTGTTGGGAACCGCGCAACCATTGCCGGTGAGTCTTCCAGCATTGGAAGCCAGCGGGATTTGCTGAAGCTGCGAGCCAGATTCTCACTTGGCATAAGCCAGAGCGCGGGACTCGGTTCAACGTCGATGGACCAAGCCAGACCAGCCATCAGAGTTGTGGTCTTGCTGGTTTGGCTTCCCCAACAGAGCGTTACCTCAGAGACCGCTGGATCTTTCCAGCATTCAAGCGGCTCTCGGCAATAAGGTCTGACTGCCGTGGAGAATGGTCCGGGGTGTTCAGTCTGACGCTGACTCAACGAAAGATTGGCTTCAGACCACTCGACCACAGACTGCCGTGGAGTTGGTCTCCAGAGTTGCCGTCTGAACTCCAAAATTTCACGCTCTAAGTCCGTCATCAGTAAAGCTCCTCAGGAATCTGACCGCTCTTGATCTGGTAGCGAGCGGCTCCAGTCATATCAATCAACGCCACTCTCTCAGCGCGTCCGTTAATCGTTTTGTCGATGGCTTGATGGTTAGCCGCCCATGTTGCATTGCGGTTGAAGATTTCAACCATCAGCACCGAGTCGTCGGAATGAAGATGGAGGATTCCAAAGAACGGAAGCTTGGTATGCTTGGAAACATCAAGCGCGGCTTGAAGCTTTGACCATGAGATCATCCATCGGTTGCCGTAGGTAGTCTGTAGCTTGGTGAGACCGTAATTCCGAGTTTTGACCTCATAGCTTCCGACAATTACGCCTTTTGCTGGATCATGGATGAAACCATCAATGCGGGATGGCTCATCGTTAGAGATTCCCAAGAACTCAAAGCCGGTTTGACGCTCGATAGCTTTGAGCGCGATCCGGTTCTGGCGGAGTGCTTCAAGACCGGCTGGCTTCTGGCAGTTTAAGATTTCCACGGGTCAGTTTGATGCAGAGTCTTGAGACATACTTCTTGAACCCAACGGTCCAACTCGCGCTCGGCGTGTTCTGGATCGTGCGGTGCAATGCGTCCAGCCAACTGCTTTGGCATTGATTTGAGAAGACTGGCGACCGCCCCATCATGGTCTTGCATCACCTTCTTGACCCAAGAGCCAGAGACTAGAGTGCGCTCCTTCTCGGATAATGAAATGACATCCTCCCGTGCGCTTATAAGGTTTTTGGCAGCAGTAGCGTGGACCGTAACCATTCTACCGGCATCAAGAGAGCGAGCAGCCAGAGCTTCGGACGCTAGATTGTAAGCGGCTCGTTCAATCTGCTTTTGTCGCTCATACGCTCCCTGCGGAGTGTCATTCGCTACTTGCGAGCGATCAACCTTCTCTTCGGCTTCCGGTGGGCGGTATGGTCCGTCTATTGGCTCAGAGCGAATATGGCTTGCTTCGATAGCAGCCTTCCTCCTTTGCGCTCCAGAGCCTCTCCAAGCGTCCGCTGCCTCTGCTGAGTCCAAAGGCATTCCTTTAGAGACCAACTGAGAAACGCGACCTTTGGTCAGACCGCTGTGTTTGACGTATTCGCTTTGGGTCATCGCAACATCATTGGAAGCTCATCGCGCTTCATCTTGAGCAACTCGTTCAGACCTTTTTTGACCGTGTTGTAAGTCGGTTGCTTCGGGTCTGGTTGATAAAATAAGGCCACTTGATCGACGGTGAACGATCCGCTTTTGATGCGCTCAAGATGCCACTTTAAGGTGGAATGCCCGATGTTCAAAAGTAAGTAGTCGGTAGCTAGTGACATTTGGTTTATAATACAATAGCGAGTTTGATCTCGGAGGGAGATCGGTCCCGCGCGATCACCTGCGTATTAGACAGAGGCAGGAGACTTCTTACGTTATTGATAAAGGTGGGCTTTTTGGTAGGCACCGCAGTGTCAAAGCCTATTACACAACTGTTATGCATATTACCTTGATTTTGCTTTTGTAGTAGGACGCTTGCTTGTTGTATGCTTTGAGATTGTCTCTTTATCCGGCAAATCAATAGGCTTTATGCCAATGCTGTCTATCTTACGCTGTAGTACAATCTCTTCTCCACGATTAAGAATGTGAACAACACGAGCGATACCACATTTCATGAGCTTACCGATCTCTTTGTAAGTCAACCCATCCTGTCGATACTCGTAAGCGCGTTCGCAGTCGTACCGTCCTAACCAACTGGAAACGTCTTCGTCGCTGTCTGATTCGATTTGTGCGGGATAACTCATCCAACCCTTAGCCACAGCGTTCTTGAAGATGTCTGGAGCTTGACGCAGTAGTGTTAGCTTTTCTTGCGAGACCAGCAGATCCTCGCTGTCAATCTCTCCGTCTTGCACCTTCCTGCACAGATACTTTTGTTGTCCTCCCATAAATCAATCTTGTTCCTCTAGTTGTTCAATACGATTGTATAAATCAATACACAGTGAGCTTGTTTTGCGTAACTGTCTCTCTAGGTCCTTTGCAAATTGAAACACTAACACTAGTAACAGAGGGTCATACACAGATCGAAGCTTTTCAATCTGTGCATCACACAATGGCGTTTCAAGGAGTGTTGGATCTTCTGCGTCTTCATGGCTTGTCATGGCTCAAAATGGTTTGTTGTAAATCAGAACGGGACGTCATCTTCGGGTCCAAGAGGATCAGTAGCTGAAACCTTCTTCTGTTGTGGCTGGGGTCGTTGGTCTAAGTCCGAGTAGTTACCAAGGATGGCTCCCTTCTTACCTTCTTGTCTGGCTTGTTTAGATACAGACTGAACGATCATTCCATCGTTACCGTACTGGTCTCGTCCAGACTTGTTTGGGATCAATGCGATATCCAAATACGTTCCAGACTTTCCCTTAAACAGAAAGGTCTTGTCGATCTTCGTAACGTCTATCTTGCCGGTTTGCATGGTGTTTGTTGGTGTTTCTTGCTGTCGTTGGTGAGTTTATAGGAACTGTTTACCGTGTCAACCCATCGTTCGGATTAAGTATCTACTCCGGAGTCTGAGAATCGGCAGAACTGACCGTCGTACCAGAGTTTGACCACTCCACACTCACCGTCTCTCTGTTTGGCGATGATGATGGATGCTTGACCTTTGGATTCTCTCCGGTCTCGGTCCAAGAGCATTACGCAGTCGGCATCACGCTCTAACTGTCCGCTGTCAGCTAGGTCGCTCAATCGTGGCGGTCTTCCCTTCTCCTTTTCATTCTCACGATTCAATTGAGCCAGACAGAGCATTGCCACTCCGGTCTGCACCGCAATGTCTTTGAGCTTACCGCTGACCTCAGCGACCTCATAGGTTCGCTTTTCTGCTTTATCTGCTGCTTTGACCTTCTGGATGTAATCAACAATCACCAGACGAACACCGTGCTTTCTAACCGCTCGACGGACGTTTGCGGTGATTGAGGCAACGCTTTGAGAACTTGAGCCATCTAAGAACCAGATCGGGCTAGATGAAATCTTACCAGCAGCAACACTCATTGAGCGCATATCTCCTTCGCTTAGGTTGCCGCTTTTAAGCGATTGCATGGGTACACTTCCAATAGATGCAACTGAGCGTCTAAAGATCGCCTCCTTCGACATCTCCAGAGAGATGAAAAGCGTTGGGATTTTAGCTTTGACCGCTGCGGCTTCAGCAATGGAGATTGCAATAGCGGTTTTACCTATAGATGGACGAGCCGCAATTAAAGCCATCTCGCGGTGCTGCAAACCATCGGTCATTTGATCTAGCCAATGAAAGCCAGTCGTTACCCCGCTCAATGTACCTTTGCGAGAGAAGCGTTCCTGCATCTGGTCAATGAAAGATCCTGCAACCTGCTTTGAGGTTGATAGAGTCTCGCGTGATAGCTCAATGCTGAGGCTGGCTTCGGCATTAGAGACGATTTGATCTGGCTGGAGGGTCAGGACAGCGGACTCGCGAATCAGGCGGTCTCCAGCGAATCTAAGTTGTCTCCGGTGAGCGGCTTCAATGACTCCTTTGGCGTAGTTCGGGAGGTTGGCTGGTGATGGACAGACTTCCATCGCTTTGTTCCAGTCCTCAAATGGAATGGGTTGGCTACCGTGGATCTTTCGCCATTCCTTCCCGAGTTCTTGGAGCGTTGGAGTCCGGTTGGATTGAACTAGAGATTTGATCGTCTCGTAGGTATCGCGAAGTGAATCGGTTTCGATCCACTCGCTTTTGACCTCAGCGAATGCATCGGAACAAGTGTCGATTGATCCCGTGAGACAAGCTCCGATCAAACCAAACTCATCGTCTTGAGCAAAGTATGGGTCGTTCAAATTGAATCCCTCCAATCAACATCTTTCTTTTGAGCAGGTTGGATCGGGAGTGATTGCTGGCGTTCGTCTCGGTTTCGCTTCCAGTTCCTCAGTGATGCGATCCATGATTTCATTTGAGATTTGTTCACCTTCCAACCTTTGGATTCGTAGTAATCAATGAATTTTCCAGCTTCTGAGGTTGGAAGTCCGATTTCAATGCACGCAGTTTCAACCTCTTGAACTGAAGGAGCTACAAAGCGCGAGCGTTGCGACTTTGGAGCAATGCTCTCTTCTTTGTTATTAGGAGATGGAGAAGGAGAAGGAGAGTTATCTTGCGGCCATCGTTTCGCCATTGGGGTTGCCATTGGGGTTGCTATAGCGACCCCATTAGGGTTGCCATTGGGGTTGCCATCATTTTGGCATTTAGACCACCTTTTTTCAGCCCCATTGCGACCAGATGAAGATTGCCGGAGCTTGTAAGCCTCCTGTTCAGCCCTTACCTGCTCCAGCCTTTCGTTCCGAAGCATCCCGTCATTGCATAGCGAGAACTTAGCGAGAACATAGCCAAGCGATGGCGACCCCAATAGGGTTGCCATGCGTCCAGCGCGGTCTGGATCATTTGGGATACCACCTTTGGTCCATTGATGGCAAAGCAATCGGATGTATCCGCCTACTTCCTCCGCGCTCATGTCTGACGTTCCGGCTAGGAAATCATCAGCATAGAATTGAAAAGCAGGAGCTTTGCGCTTCTGTTCTTCGCTCATTGATTGCCCTCCGGTTGAGCGAAGGACTTTTCGTTATCAATAACTTTCCGCTTTGCCTCTTTTAACAATCTACACAACGCATCAATGTTTTGATGCGAAAACATCACGATTGGATCATCTCCATGAGGACATCTTTGCGTTATGCAAACATATCCAGCATCGGATGCATAGACTTCAGTTGTATCTTGGCTTTGGATTACTGCTTTCATGTAACAAACAGAAACCCCACCCAGACCGTGCTAGGAACTCCCGCTGAAGCGACGGGACGTGTCACGGAAAGGGTGGGGAAAAGTTGGTTGAACATGGCTTCAGGTATGGTGCGTCAACGCTCGCTTCCTAGGGCTTGCGCTGACTTGTGTGTCTTAATCCGAAATCTGCGGTTCGTCCAGCTTGAACTTCTCAAAAAATTCAACCTTCGGTCTGACGTAGTAATACTCATCCCGCTTGTAGATCACGCAGAGCCGCTTGGTCTCCGCAATCCGCAGTTGAGCTTCTGAGATCCACGTTACAACGAGGTCTGGGTTGATTTTGGATCTGTAGATCATTGGGTTTGTCGGTAGTGAATCGTTGGATAAGCTCCACGGTTTCCTGTAATGACTCGAAATTTCCTGCTTTCCATCTCTCCGATGCGGACTGATTGGGATAGAATGATTCCAGCAGCGTTTGGTGAGATGTTCCAGATTTGCGACCACTGCAAGCTGGTCTTCCAGCCGTCTGGAACGTCTTCGGGTTGATTTGCTATTGCGAGCCTAAGCTTCTTTAAAAGCTCGGCAGAGTCCAATTCTGTTCGTTCTGAGGCCATTGGTGCAGATAAAGTTGCGCTGAATCTTCGGTGTATTCCCCAAACACAATCCCGTGGGACCATGCTAGGGTTGATCGTCGTTTGCTCGCGTAATCCATCGCTGGAATGTCTGCAAGCGTTCCAACACAAAAGCCAATCGGATTTGATTGAGTGCGACCAGTCGCTTGACCTGCTCTGTGAGCATGAGC